CGTCAATCCATTCTATGACATTGCACAAGGAACCGGAGATGCCAATAGAATAGGGGATAAAATTTATGTTAACAAAATATTATTTAAAATGAGATTAACTATTGTACCAGGACAATTTATATCTCAACAAACGTGTCCACAAATTTTAGTTAGATTATTACTTATACAAACAAAAGATCGATTAACCAATGGCATTACCGGATTTATTCAACAATGGTCTGGTACTCCATTAATTAAATCAGGATACACTATTAACGGTATTATTGATACTGAAAAGATATCAGTATTAAAAAATAAGTTAGTAAAGTTGAACCCAACCAATACTAACGGCCAAAACAACACATTTTTTTTGAATATTGGACACAAATGGGCAAAAAGTATTCAGTATGATGCAGATAATGGTGGATTCATGAAATTTAAAAATACTTATTTTGTTTATTACTTCGAAGCAGGTGGGTCATATGCAGCTGGTGGTATTACCACCAACGTTATTCAACACGTTTCATTCAAAGATCTCTAACACATGGGATAGTCAAACTCTTATTCAGGCATCCGGGTAACCGGGTGCAACATTAGGGAAAGAAAGGCCAAAGGCCCAAATTAATAAAACTTATTATTCTTATTTAATTCAACAAAAATACAATTTTCATCATACCAATCTTTTTCTTCAATAGGGGGAAAAGTGTTGGCCAAGTAAATACAACATTTACCCCATGTAACAGTCTTGATTTTCATGTACTTTCCCGAAATTTGGAACTCAAGTTGACCACCAAAGAATCCCTTCTTGTTTGGGATGTATTGCCATTCAAAGTCATCAAAGATGATATACTTGGAGTTAGCATCCCAGTCTTCTTTAAAATTGGCGAGGTGATTGAAGTACATGTGCCTGTCCAAGGACCTAGCCCATTCTGTTTTCCCAATCTTCGATGGGCCAATAAGAACGAGAGACTTCTTGCGTCGTTTATTGGAGTAGTATTCTTCTTCAAGCCATTCTTTAACTTTAGCAGGTAAGACAAAAGTTGTAAAAGGAGATACATAAGCAACCTTGGTTTCAGCAAAATGTTTTTTACCAAAATATTCCAATTTTTCGTGGTTCAATACGTAGTCACGTGGAAAATTTGATTCACAAAGTTGCATAAACATTTCATAAGAAGTAGCATCTTTTATTACTAATCCCCAATCTTTTTTAGTAGGCGGTATATGCATAATGCCTATCAAATAAAATAAGCCAAGCAAGTTCATATAAGTCACCGTGTGTCACATAGTCATGGTCTTTAATCACGTAATCGTAACATTTTTGTGTAGAACGGCACGATTGAATGTTAGGATGGAAAGCACCAAAGTTAAACCATGTATCAGCATTTCTTTTTTCAACTTTTTTTGGAAAAGTCAACAATGCGTGTAAATGATCAGAACCATCTTCGTGTAACTCATGTGATACCACCACAAACTCAGGTTCAGGTACCAAGCCAACCAAAAACGATAGTAAATCTTCTTTGGGTGCGTTGCATTTCGGATAAGTAAGGAATACAGACTTAGCCGAGAGTCTGTAGTTGCGTGGAGTCAATAGGTTAGTAGCTTGATCAGGAGAAGCCATAGACGCCAAAGTTTTGAGGTTAATATTACCCTCAAAACGTAGCGTCAAGCGTCGTGACTTATAAAAAGCGCGAAAAGCGCGCAAAAATACGAACGTGTGGGACGGATTTCGGCTATAAAAGGACGCCTTCCCACTTTTTTAAATGAAAATGCCAAAATATGCAAAAAGAAGAAAGTATACCAGTAGAGCAGGGAAACCTTATAAGAAGTGAATCCCTAAAACGTCCGCAAAGACAATTAGAAAAATTGCCGTTAAAGCCATCAAGTCCCAATCTGAAACCAAAGATTACTTTAATCACTGGCTTGTTCAAAATCAAACCCAAAATACCACCTATTACGTCAATCCATTCTATGACATTGCACAAGGAACCGGAGATGCCAATAGAATAGGGGATAAAATTTATGTTAACAAAATATTATTTAAAATGAGATTAACTATTGTACCAGGACAATTTATA